CAGCACGACGATTGTATTCGTCAATTTCTTTCTGGGTAGTGATCTCGCACATTACATCAATTTCATCATCTTTGTATGTGGGGTATATGGCCATTAGGGCTTTGCGTTTGCCACTGAGTCCTGCTTCTTTTTTCTTGGGTGCAATCCAAGGATGTCTTGGTGTGCCCAAGTCTGGACTCACTGACGTGGCCATGAGCCAGTGTAGTTTGGGGTGTTTGCTGACATCAAAGAAATGCTTGTTGAGTCGTTCATTGGTGGCAATCACATAAAACTCTTGCAGTTCACGCGAGCCTTCCACAGCTGATCCCCAGCGTATCATGAGATAGTTTGAAAACTTTTTCTTCTCTTCGGGTGTGAGCTCGTCGTAGAAACTTCTGTTCTTGCGATCGAACTGGCGCATTTCATTGGCAATGTTTAGTTTATCGCTCATCGGTCTTGCTCAGTTTATAGATCATTATAGCACGATCCAGTGCGTCTTGTAAAGTGGGGTTTGTCAGTGCAGCACGTCGAATCTCGCCCCACATTTTGTTTTCCATGATATGATTGCGTAAGGGCCTGCCATCTGCTGTTCTTGAATCGTAATCTACTTTGTGTCCAGTAATTGGATCATATTCTCTGCCTGACTCGTATCCAACCACTTGTCGAGTACTGGGGTCAGCACCTGACTCGCGAGCATACACAATGCCATCTGATCGTTCGTAAATGTAGGTGGCACCAGGTTTAAGATTTCCCATTAGTGATTGCGCTTTCCATCAAACACACAGTTAAACAACAGGTGCATCTCTCCGTCATTGATTACTCTGTGGAATGCTCCGTCAGGCACAAGAATAATATCACCCGACGCCACACGAAATTTTTCATCATCAATGATCATTATACCAGTACCCTGTACAAAGAAATAAACTTCTTCCTGTCCTGGGTGGCTGTGGCCACGTGTGGCTTGCCCGCGATACAGTTTGGTGGAACTCAACACAAGATTGTTTAGAGTCCGATTGTCTTTCAGCAGATAAGTTTCGTTGTCTTTGACGACTTCGCCGCCTATGTTGTGATTATCGTATTTGAGTTGCATTACCAAGCCAGATTGTAGTTGACAATTTCACAGTTACGACTGACGTCTTTTACAAAGTACACACAGTCGGGCTCTGGTTCGTCGTTTAAGGGCACAGCCAACATTTGACCGTTCTTGAGTTTGGGCGCATACCAGTTGACTTCATGGTACACATCTAGGATTTCAATATCCGGAAAGCTGGGTCTGTAACTTGACAACGGATTGAATTGAAATACTCTAAAGCCTCTATCATTAATACTAGTCAACGGTAGCACTTCCAAGTCGCCGATGTCGGGTTCTCCAATAAGGATCTGCCAGTCCATGGGCATTTTGATTGTTTGTGTACCAATACGCAACACCAGAGCAGGTGCATTAAACGATTCTAAAAAGATCAAGGGAATAAAGTGATAGTCTGGATCTGCTGGATTGGAATTGTCTAGGATAGCAAATCGCATGTCATCCACTTCTTCGGGCAAGTGATTTAGGTCGTAATAGGTGTTGTCTAGTGTTAATATTCTCATGATGTCTAAGTATACAGTATTGATGTAGATATGTCAAGCATTTGATAGCGTTTGTATCTCCATATGCACAGCATCTGCTACTTTTTGTTGAGTGGCTTGATCTGTGTGAAACGGGCGATCGTCATCATGGTCTGGGTGCATGACGTAAGTATCGCCTGCCATCTTGCCCTTCATTTGATAATCAAACATGGGTCGACCCAGCGACTGTTTCATATCTATAGGGATGATTCCTGCTTTTTCTGCTTGGTGATGCCAGTGCGCCAGGATCCAAGAGTCAACTTCTTGGTATAATTCTTCATTGAAAAAATACTTGAAATGATACTCAATGGCTTTGTGTTGGTCTTTGGTGAGCATCAAGGTAGGGTTGTTTTCAAGACCCTGGGGCACAGTACTCAATATAGGTGCATCATTGTCAGGAGTTGATATTCCATTTGAAGATGTGCAACTGGGGTTGTGTCCAACATAGGTGGTGTAGGAACTTTCATCATCCTTGAATGGATATATGAAATTTTTCAATCCCTTTTCAACTTGGAAATTGTCATTGATCATGAGATTTAATCTGTAACTCCAAGTGTTGTGATACAATAAAAACTTACATCCGATTTCAATTGCCTGTCTCATCTGCCAGGCAATGCCAAGATTGGTCATGGAACTTCTGGCCAAGCACAGCACAGAATAGCCATATTGGTCTTGCAATATTTGGCTGTAATGATCTCTAGTGTTGGTACGTGGATTACCGTTTTTGGTTGCTGAACTAAAACTGTCGCCGCACACTATTATGTCAAATTCTTTTTTCAACACCAATCCTCAGTGAGTTCTAGAAGTGTGTTTAAAAATCCATCATGGGCGGCCTGATCGTTGTGTGTGATGCTACGGTCCCAATCAAAAGAACCATTTGGCATCTGACAGGGGAGACGATCCAAGGGCCACACTTTTTTTACCCAAGACCAATCCATGCCTCCCAGGCCATGCGGTATGTACACAAAGGGTATTTGATGATATTGAAGTTTGCGCAAACCGTCAGATATGACAAAATAATTTTCTTGACGTTTTAAATTGTTGTTGTGTAAATCTGCAACATAGTTTTTGATTGCCAGGCGCTGTTGGTCACTCAACATGTTTTCATGTTTTTTATTCAACAAATTTTCTATCACATCACTTACCACTAGTGGATTTTTTGTTTTGACATTGAATTCACTCACACTACGATATCCTGTGTACAAGATATTGTTTAGTTTGAGCCAGCCGTAGGTTGGTGGGGCTTGCGGTGATACTATGTCTGTCCTTGGGGGAGTTGTCGGAATTACCACATCCATTCTATCACTGGAGGTGCAACCTACTATTACAAAATCAGCACCCCGGTCAATGGCGTTGTCAATTTGCAGTCGTATAGAAAAGCACGTGGCGGCAGCCCGAGCTAGACTGATGTGTTGAAAATTTTTATGTTCAGCATACAGTTGTAAAAAACTTTTGATTTCTCCAGGCGGAGAATCCAAGCTCAGATAACTGTCGCCACAAGTTACTAATTTTTTCATTTCAATGCCATGTGTCATGCTATCTTCATCCACTCTAGTTTTTCTGCAGAGAAAGGATAGTTGGCTTCCTTGTAGAACTGTTTGCGTTTGGTTAGATGTCGCTTGGCGAACTTACAGGTTGAGGTGATGTCCCATATTTGCACATGATCTTTGTCCTCTGCTTTTCGGATGCCCCTACCAATACTTTGGATAACCCTAACAAAGCTCTTACCGGGCTCAATAAGCACCAGATTAAAGATTCTCGGTATGTTAATTCCAACCGCTGCCACACCGTAAGTGGCAACAATGATTTTGTCTGTTGAGTCTGCGACTTCGTCGTATTCATCTTGTCTGTCCTTTGCTTTGGTTGCTCCTGATACAAACACAGCACGATCGCCCAGGCGTTCTACTAGTGCATGCCCTGCAGCTACTCGGTCCACAAGCACAAGAGTATTGCCTGTTTCATTTACTTTGCGAATCAGTTCAGCCATTGTGTCCAGCCGCCCCGACTCTTCTAACAAGTACTTTAGTTCTGATTGATACTCTTTGTACTCCACATGATCCACCAACTGCACAATGTTCACATGACAGTTGGCTAACACGCCTTGTTGCTGTAGTTCGTTGGCACTGAGCCTGCCAATTACAGGACCCAGGCCCACCAACAATGCCTGGCTCTCAAACTTCTCTTTGGGTATGGTTCCTGTCAAACCCCAGCGAATTGGCACTCTTGACATCACACCTGTCAGCAGGGTTTTGAGTGCATCTGCTTTGGCCATGTGTACTTCGTCTACAATAACGCATACCACACCTTCGAGAAACTCACCAATGGTTACTTCTCCCACACCCGACTTGGTGTTCTTCAACAACACATTCAAACTCTGCCAAGTGCAAATAGTATGCTGACGTCCGTATTCTTTTCTATCTCCAAAGAACACACCAACATCTTGTTCCATGTTGATGTAGTCTTTTTCTGTTTGCGTCACTAGACTCTTGTTAGGTACAATAACAATTGAGCGTCCATATGGCGCCACTGCATTGGATAAAGCCGCTGTCATGATAGTCTTACCTGCACCTGTGGCCACTTCTTGCAGGCACTGCGGATTGGCCAGGAAGTTGTTGACAATTTCAACTTGATAGTCTCGCATCATGATGGGTTCACCTGCGGCTGGGTGACCTTTGGGCCACTTCA